GTTCTTCTTGTATGGTATCTTGTATGGTAACTTGGGGGGTAGTTGGGGGGTAGTTGGGGGTTGGTTGTGGGGTTGGTTGTGGGGTTGGTAGAAAACTTTCTTCATCTTTTTTACTCCCTTTAAACGCTTGGTTTGTTGCAATAACTAAAGTAATTGCCAGTGGGTCAAACACAAAAATTAATATCAATATAAAAAGATTTGCCGTTCTTTTTACATCCCAATTAAGTAATTCACTAACATATTTGATTGCACCAAGTTCACTACTATTAATATCTTGTGATTGCATATCTAAAATCTGAACATCAAGTTTTGTTATGCTATCATTGTAGTTATCAATTTTTTTTGAAATTGTGTCTCTCCTTGTTTGGGCTTCTTTTAGTTGTCCTTCAAATGATTTTCTATTTTCGTTATTTGCTTTTGTTATAACTTGTCCGCTTTTTTTATCAACACTTTGTAATGTTGTATTTGTAGAAAGTCCATCCCTTAATTTTGTAATATCACCATCAAGTGTTGTTTTTTCTTTTGTTAATTCTGTTTTTATTTCTTCAAATCTTTTTTTCTTAACTTCAACATTTTTTACTTGTTTTTCACTTATCTCAAGTTTTGCGATATTTCCCTGGAATCCGGTACTAAGTAGTCCGTAGATACCCAAAGACGTAATAATGGATAATGTTATAAGTGCTATTGTCATATAAATTTTAAGAGCACCATATGTTTCTTTCCACTTGTCGTGGAGGTATGTTGCGATTGCTATTTTTGATATCTCTAGGAATGATCCCATTATAATTACTGGAATCGCAACACCAACAAATACTATGGATAAACCAACAACACTGTAGTAGGCCGCAGTTCCAGACAGTCCTAGGGCACAAAACAACATAAACCAGGGTAAAAATTTTTCTTTCATATTAAATTATTATAGTTTATAAATACTTATAATAAAGAATATGAAAAATTCACTACTAAGGGAATCGATAAGAAAACATTTATTGTTAGAAAAAAGGATTGCAACTTTGAGGTCCCAAATATCTGTTACTTTTGAAGTTAGATTAGATAAAGGTGGTCATACACAAGATAGACAGGTAGAAAGAAATGTTAGTAGGGGTGATATTAATTTACTTTTAGGTTTGGCTGTTGATGAAATTACAACTAAAATTATTTTAGACGAATTAAACCATCAGGACGAATTTATTGTTAGGAGTAGGAGTCGTAATTTATTTATACCTATAATATTAATCGAAGAAGACCCTTATAATTTTGTTTTGTTAACAAAAACTGTAATTAGAAAAGAAAAACAAGGTAGACCACAATTAACAATTTGGGTTGATTAAGTAGGATAGGACATTAGTATCTGAATCGTCTTCCATCTTCCTATCGACTTAGGCTTGTTCATTCCTAAATCACTTCTACTTAACCCATCACCTAGAGCTCGTTAGTGACTTTTAACCCTCGTTGTTTGTGATACAAAGATATGTTGTTTTTTCTAATCTACCAAACTTTTTTGATAAATATTTTGAAATATATAAGAAATTACATCCACGGTCCAACCATTACCAATCATATTTTTTCTTTGATTTAAAGATACTAATGATGTATAACCATCTGGAAGTGTTTGTAGTCTTTCATATTCTGTTATATTCAACTCACGTAGATTACCATTCACAACAACACCATAGTTACAGGCGGTATTTAATGTGTTTGTTTTACCGTGACTTACTCTACCTCTTCTATTTTGGCTCTTTGGAAACTCCAAATTTACACAATCACCTTCTTTTGCGTATAAGTAACCAGTTTTAGTTCCGTTCTTAATTTTAAAACCTTCTTCATTAATATCAAGAACAACTAAATGGTCATTGATTATTTTTTCGTCTCCGTTTGGAATTAAGATATCTAATATGTTTACATTCCTATCTTCTATGTTTTTATCTAATGGTATGTTTGTCCAATAAAGTCTTTGTCTTTTTTGTGCTGAAAAAAATTTACTATCAATCATTACTGGTTCAACGCCAATAGCATCTGTTATAATTTTTTCCCATTCTTTTTTCATTACAACATTTTCAAGTAAGAAATAGGTTGGTTTAACTTCATTTAATATTCTAACATATTCCCAAAATAAACCACTCTTTCCATCAAACCCTGTGTTATCACCAGATCTACTAAAAGACTGACAAGGTGATCCTCCAATTAATAAATCAATTTTTGGTAATCTTGATGTATCTAAACCAACTACACTTCCTAATTGAATCGTATTTGGGAAATGGTGTTGTGTTATTAGGGTTGCGTGTTTGTCAATCTCTGAAGCGTAATAATTATCTACTCCAACACCAGCTCTTTGTAATGCTAATTGACCACAAGATAATCCATCAAAAAGACTCAATACATTCATATTCCATATTTTTAAATATATGTGTAATCACATCCACAGTCCAACCATTACCAAGCATTTTATATCTTTGGGTGTTTGAAACAACAGAGGTGTAATTATCTGAAATATTTTGTAATCTTTCATATTCTACTGGTGTTAACATTCTAATATTACCATTATCCATAACACCACTCATTTGTTGATTACCAAATCCTTTGTAGTCTCTTGCAAGTAATGTTGCTGATTTATCACCACCAGGTTTATGTTCCTTTTTTTGTTTTGATACAATTATGTGTTGTCCACTTAAAAGTATGTTAGACATTGTTATGTTTGAATCTTCTGGTTGCTCTATGTTTGGTATGTTGGTCCAGTAAAGTCTTTTCCTATTTTGTGCCGAGACAAGATTACTATTTATAAGAATTGGTTTTACACCCATATGTTCTGTTATAACATCTTCATATTCTTTTTTCATCACAACATTTTCAAGTAGAAAGTACTTTGGTTTACATTCCTCCATTAGTCTTACAAACTCAAAAAACAATTTACTTCGCTCATCATCAAAATTTAATTGTTTACCAGCAAATGAAAATCCCTGACAGGGACTGCCACCAATAAGTAAATCTATTTGTGGTAGGTCAGAACCTTTTACTTGTGTTACATCACCAATCTGGATTGTTTCCGGATAGTTATGCTGTGTTACTTGTATTGCAAACTTATCTATTTCTGATGAAAAGTATTTATCGTACTTTATACCAGCTTTGTTAAGTGCAATCTGCCCGCAGCTCATCCCGTCAAAAAGTCCGAGAACATTTCTTATCTTCGTTTGCATATGTTATTAGTTTTAATTATTCTGTAAATTGTTGGTGTTGAGATTTTATATTTAATCTCCAGAGCTTTAATTTTCATACCGTCTTTATAGTCTTTTTCAAATTCAATGTAATCTATTTTAACTCTTAATTTTTCTCTAACAATACCTTCTCTATATTTACCTCGTTTATTATGTCTTTGTTTTGTTTGTTTTTCTCTATATTCCGGATTCTTCCATTTTTTTTTAAGCGTCTCACTAATTTTATCACCCCAAGTTATTTCTCTACCTAACAACGTGTTTGATATTCTTTTTTTCACGTCCTCAGCCAATTCCGTTGAGCTGCCGCCTGTCTGTAAATTATACCCATTTGGTGATAAAGTTTTATAATGTTTTATAAAAAAAATTTCCAAATTATTTAACTCATCTTTTGTAAAATCACCACTTATTATTTCGGTTATTATAAAGTTTTCTTTACCATATTTTCTAATAGCAGAATAAAGGGCCGAACATTGATTTTGTGAATTGATTTGGGTTAAATGTTTCCTAAATCTTTTGTTGATGGAATTTATTGTTTGTCCAATATATAATTTACTATTAACATTATTTTCAATTTTATAAATACAAGCCATAATTTATATTTTATATAATATAAATATCTTGTAATGTTAGAAAATTTAAATTATTTGATGGTCTTTTTTAAAATTATATCATCAAAAAGACTTAGTACATTCATCATAGATAGTCAAATAATTCAGATGAGTCATTACGAAGTCTACGAAGAGCTTTTTCTTTTATCTGTCGGACTCTTTCTTTTGTAAGGTTAAAGTCAGAACCAATATCTTCTAGTGTTCTTGGTGTACCAGTAAGACCAAAGTAGTCTCCGATGATAGATTTTTCACGGTCATCTAATACATTAAGTAATGATAATAACTTGTCTTTTAGAATGTCTTTGGTGTTAAACCCAGCGTCAGGTGCAACAGCATCGTGGTTTTCGATTAAGTCAATAAGTGTGTCACCATCTTCATTTATATTCATATCAAGATTAATAATCGAAGGAAGTGATGTAAACTTATCGTCTAGTTTTTTACCTGTCTGTTCAACTTCTTTTTTGGCCTTATATAAATCCTGAACAACATTAACCGGAAGTCTAATTGTTCTAGCATTATCATTAAGTGATTGGATTATAGATTGTTTAACCCACCATACAGCGTAAGAAATAAACCTCAAGTCTTTATTCCAATCAAAGTTTTTAATTGCTTTCATAAGTCCAAAGTTTCCTTCAGCAATTAAATCTGACAAATCAAGTCCTTGATTTTGATATTGTTTTGCAACTGTAATCACAAATCTTAAATTACCTTCTAAAAGTTCTTCTTCGATTTTTTTCTTTTCTGATAATGAAACATCTTCTGATTTCATTATTAATGCCAATTGTTTTTCACGATCAGGTGTCATAACCTTAATCTTTCTAATGTCCTTTAGATAGTGATAAATTTCCTCCTGGTTAATTGGGGCTCCGGTATTTTTTTCTTTCATATTATAGTTGTTTTGAGTATTCATCTAATTTGTCTTTTTCAGCTCTTGTTAGTGATTCTATACCTTTACTTGAAATTTTATCTAAAATTTCGTCAAGAGTCAAGTCACATATTTGATTTTTAACAAACTCAACAACACGATTGTTGTGTTCTTCCATAAATTTTTTTATGTCGAAAGTTGAGTTTTTATTTGTAAATATTTCATTAACGCGATTTTGTGATTTTGGTTTCCTTCCTTTCTTATTTAATTTGTGTAAATGTTCCAAATGTTCTGGTAACATATTAGATGTCATTGTTTTTGAAGTCTGGACAAGCACATACATAAATTCTGGTACTATATCACATATCAAATCAATGTATATTGTAAGTTCTGGTTGGTGCATATCAGATTCAAAATGAAATATTGAATGGTTGTCACCAAACACAAAAGTAATGTTATCACATTTTGATATTGTTGATAGTTCGTCAGCAACCTTTAGGTTTGTTTCTTGTTTGTCCCAGGTGTCATTACAAGGGTAGGCAAATAGTAAGTATTTCATTGTTTTTAATTTTGGTTTGACAAAGGTAAGAAAAATATTGAATATGGTTGTATTATTTTAATAAAAATCCAAGTTCATACACTAAAGGTCTCATTCTGTCTTCCAAGTTTTTATAAAGTTGTCTAAACTCTTTAAATTCTTCAGGAAAATACTCTTTCCATACTAATTTAAGTTGTGCGTAACCAGCATCCCAACTATTAAGGTGATTGTGATCGTCAGCGAAGTGACTTCTCATCGTCATTGACATTCTTATTAACTCTGTTGCTTTATCTAACACAAGTTTAGCGTCAGGTGATAATTGTTCGTATATGTTCTCTTCTCCAAATAATAGGTTGTGTACGTACCGGTTATTGTCAGTTCTTGCGTCACTATATAACTCATTGTAATTATTGTTATTTGCGAGTTCCATCATTTCTTCTTTTGACATCCAAAAAAATTCGTTTTTAATGTCCCATAGTTGGTCTTTGTATGTTACTTGACGGAGAGATGATTGTTGACTTGAGTTATTAAATAAAGAATAAACTACTGAGTCGTTTGTAAATTGCTGGTATTGTTCATGTTCTTCGTTTGGTGCAAGGTATTCATCTTTGTCGTTAATCCAATTTTGTTGTACAGATTTCCTTGCGGTAAATAAATTAATAATACTATTAAATTTATCCGGTGTTATCGATTTATTACCATTAGCAGAAATAACTGACGATGCTAAAAATACCACATTTTGTTGCATCAAATTATTTGAATCATTGTTTATATATCCAATAGCCATTGAGTTCCCAGACTTTTCTTTTTCTGTTTCAATCGTTAAATATGATTTAATTGGTGGTAAAATAACGTCATTTTTTTCTTTGTTTTTAAAAATGGTGTTAGCCTTTTTTAAATTATCACAATTATATAAAATTTTTTCGTTACTTTCAATAGTATTAAATTCGTCATCAGTATCTACTAATTTATGATTGAATTGATTTTTGTCACTTTCAAAATTAGAATCCCAAACTGAAAATGAAATACCCCAAGAATTAGCCGTGCCTGAAAAGTGTGAGGCATTAAATAAAAATCCTTTAACAAAACCAAAGTTATTTAAAAAATATTCACGTAAAACTTTAAACCCGTCGCTTGTCATATAATTAGGGTTATTAAAAATACCAATTTTAATATTTTTATTTTTTTCTTGTAGTTTAGTTATTTTATATAAAAATTGTGTTGATAATTGAGAAGAGGCGATACCGAATTTTTTATCATTCATTTCTTTACCAATAACAGTATTGGAAATTCCGGCATTATCATTTCCTTTATTTGGTGTTGCCTTTATATATGGTGGGTTAATCAAAAATAATATTTCTTTACCATTTTCAATATCATTTATTAATTTTTTAGGTAAAAAATTATAATCGTCATTTAAAAAATCAAACTGAAACTTAACCGCTTCAGGATTGTACCCCATCTGTTCTGCAGTTTGTATATCAGAATAATTTAAAGTGGAAACATATAGTTCTTTAAACTTATAATCACGAGTTAGGTTACCAGTACCCCAAGCACAGTCCCAAACAACGAATCTTTCTTTCCAATCATCACCAAAAGTATCTGAAACATATTTATGAGCCAAATCAACAAACGGTGTTGGTGTAAAAAACTCCCCTTGTTTACGTCTTGTTACATCTTGGATTAGACGGTCAACAACAGCAGTAAGATCTTCTTTTTGTCTTGGCGTATAATCATTAGAAAAATGACTAAAAAACGACGTAAACGATTCTCTTGATTTTACAGGGACTTCATTAAAAGCCCTTGTTACTATAGTTTTTCTTTTTTTAACCGGATGTAAGTAATTATCGTCAGGATTGATTAGTATTTGGGTAAAAAGATTTGCTAACTGGTTTGTGTTTAAACTATTTTTTGCTAATACGTTTTTTTCAAAATGAGTAAAAACGTCTACCATGTTTTTTGGGGTAATCGGAACAAGTCTTACAACATTTTTAGCAAGATTTTTTATTTTACTAACAATTTCATCAATCTGAGTTACATCAAAAATAAATGGATTAATTTCATTGTCATTCATTAATAAATCAAATAAAACCTTATTTGTGTGAGCACTAGACGGTGATATTGACCAATCAACATCTAAATCTAGATATTTAAATAATTCATTTACATGTAAAACAAACCATTCATTTTTATCACCAACTAAAACTATATTTGGAATTTTTGTACCATCTAAAACAAATTTTTTAATATAGACAATCACCTGACACAGTACAATACCTATATCACTTTTTTTTCTAAAATCAAAGTCTTTTTTAAATTCACATAATATTCTTATTTTGTGTTTTTTTGAAACACCATACCCGTCACATAAATATGGTGATGTAAAAATCATATCTGGAATTTTGGTTGATAAAAATTGTCTATAACTATTTTCAACATCTTTTTCTACTTCAGAGACATATAATTGATTTAGTGTTTGTCCTGTTATTGTTAGTTTTTTCATAAAAATTTAATATATAATAAATACAAATTTACAAATAATATTTTAATCTACCAAAAGTTTTGAGATATTATTTTGTTTTCTAATCTTTATCACACAATCTGCCCATTGTGAGACCATAGGGTTATGTGTTATTACAAATACTTTATCAAAGTATTCCTTAATCTTTACAAAAAATTCAGATACCATCTCCAAGTTGTCATTACTTATTTTACCGAAAACCTCATCGAATACAACCAGATTGGGTTTTGGTAGAGAACATACTTTACTCAAAACTGATCTTAAGGCTAGTGATGCAATTGTTTTTTCAAATCCAGATCCACTCACCATTAATTTTTCAATTCCAGTATTATTATCTACCTGGATGAACTCAACTTCTGATTTTTCGTTTATTCTTATTTCCAATTTGAAATAGGAAGAATCTTCCATCAACCTTTGTAATTCAGAATTAATAAGTGGCATCATAGTCTTCATAATGATTTTACTAACACCGTTCTTACCGTAACTTTCAAGATACATTTTATATATCTTATCCTTACTTTCTTCTTCTTTAATTTTTACAATCAAGTTCTTGTTATTGGTAATCTTTTCCTGGTTTGATTTAATGTTATACTCATTTGAACTAATCTGGTTATTCTTTTCTTTTAAAAGTCTGTCATAACTTTCAAGTTTTAAATCTGCTTTGATTAGCATTGAATCAATCTGGTCGTTGGTCTTAATTTTATCCTGAACATCACCCCACCTTTTTAATTTATCTTCCAGACCAGAAATTTTTAAATCACAACTTTCAATACTCAACTCATATTTTTCTTTTATAAGTTTGTTCTTCTCATATTCATCAAATTGTCTTTTCGTTTCAACAAATTCTTTTTCTTTGTTGGTTAAATCCGTCATTAACTTTTCAATAACCTTTTTTTGTTGTGTAAATCCATCAAGTTCTGATATTTTTTGTTGTGTAATTGCAGCGTTCATAAGTTCAATACCACAATGTTCACATTTAATACCACCATCAACTTCTGACTTTAATTTTTCTATTTCAGAAATTTTAGTTTCAAGTTCAATTTTTGATTGAAATTTATTTTTGTAATCTTCTTTTACTTTATCGTGTTTGTCTTCTTCATAGAATTGTTTTGGTTCAACAACCTTTAGCGTTGAAAGTAGGTCAACGTAAGTTTGTCTTTCTTTTTTTAAAGTCTCTATCTGTTCTTTTGTTTTCTCCGGATTAAGTAAGGCAATTTCTTTATCAATGTCTGAATGTTTCTTTTTTAACATTGAGTCTCTAAAGTCTTTTCCTTTTGCAATACCGTCTTCAATTTCCTTTACTTCATCTTTAAAAGTTTCAATTTGTCCTTCTAATTCGGTGATTTTATTTTCAAAAGATTCAATATCTTGTTTTAACTCCTCAGAGTTATAGATATTTGATAACTTTGATTTACTAAATGAAGAATATATTTCTTTTGCAACTTCATCTTTCTTTTTCAAAAACTCTAAACCCATAAATCTTGAAAGGACTTGTCCTCTGGCTGTTGGTTTTGATTCCAATAGTTCTTCCAGGTTTGTTGCTGTTGTAAGAATCGTCATTAAGAAATCCTCTTTGGTTCCAATAGAGTTTTTAATGAATGCTTCAGTCTCCCTTCTTTGTTCACCAGTAAAATTTTGTAATGAACCATCGTGTAGTTTCTTAAAAAAGTCTAGTTCTGTTTTAACATTCCATTCACCTTTTTTTGATTTTTTCCTTTCAATGTTTCTTACAATAATATAATCTTCACCATCAATTGTGATTTCACCTTTTACAACTACCGAGTCTTTATCGGTAAATCGGTTAAACACTTCTTCAGCTTTTGATGTCTTTGTTGTTTCATTAAAAAATAAAAACATAAGTAAATCCACCGTAAGTACTGTCTTTCCTCCAAAGTTTGGTGGATCTGACTCAACAACAACAATACCATTTAACTTATCAAAGTTTAATCTTTGGTTTTCACCATATGATAAAAAGTTGGAGAACTCGATGTTTCTAATATACCACTTTTTGAATTGCGTTGTTTCAGAATCGTCTTCTTTCATTTTATTCTCAACTGTTTTATTCAGTTCAAGAATACTTGTAAGATGTTCTCCATAGCCTTTGGACTCCAAGAATTTTTTAAGTAAGTCAAGTTGATAGTTAACGTCCGTAATATTCATCGACACGTCAACTGTTTGCATAGTTTCAGTATCAACATTTTTTACTTTTGTAACAACATTAACGTTTGTAGTGTTATACTTCTTTTGGAAGTAATGTTTAACACTCTTCATCTTGTCTTGTGTGAAATTTTCTTGTAGGTCTGTCCACACCACCTGGATAGATGGGTTTTCAAACTTTGAGAAATTCAAATCTTTTATCATAATATCGTAATTGTATAATTTTGGTGGATTAAATAAATCCATATTTATTATTTTTCAACCGGACTAATATCTGGTCCGACATCTTCAGAATTAAGGATCTCTGGATTTTCCTCTTTGAATGACACATTTCCTTCAAACTCAAAACCTTTAATGGAATTTGATGTCGGTTGAGCAACAACTTCAAAAGGTAAATTTTCATTACCAATTTTAACTTGTAATTCCTCATTTTCTCCTTTCTCTTTTGCCATTTTTTCCATCATTTTAGTTAAGGCATTTTGCATTGCATATTTTGCCCGTCCTGCTTTTGCATTTCTTTTTGTAACTTTTGCTCTGTGTTCTTTAGCTTTCTTTCCCATTTTTATTTATATTTAATCGTTTAAAATTTCTTGTTCATTTTCTGGTTCTTGGTAATATTCCACTTTTGGTGGTCTATTTTCTTCAAACCACTCAATAACTGCATTGATTGCCCATACAGATCCAGCGGATAACATTCCGTCAAAAAATACAGAATAATATTCATTAAGTCCAATGAATGTTTGTACCGGAGAAAACATTGTCATTGATAAGAAAAAACCAAGCCAGGTTGATGTACATAAAACACACTTTATTAATTCCGAAATAAACTTAAACATCGGTCTGGTTAAGTTAAACCCTTCTTCGCTTCCAGCTTTATGGATTGTATTTCTTAAGTTATTAAAAATTGATCCGTAGACCAGAATTGTTGTCATTCCATATGCGACAATCATAAAAATTATTAAATTTATCATATTGTATTATTTAAATTTGAACCTTTTAAAAACACCGCACTTAACTTTCCTTGTCTTGTGTTTTGTAGGTCCTGGTTTATTTTTGTTAATTCTTTTATTTTTTCATTTTTTTCTGTGAGTTCTTTTCTCAACTTTTGTAAGGTTTCTTGTAACAATCTTACATTATCATTTGTTACGGTAATGTCTAAATTACGTCTAACTTCGTCTAATTCTTTATCCTTTTTAGACATTTCTCTTTGGTAAAAATTTACCTCTTTTTCGGTTTCAGTGGTAAATTTTTGTTTTTCATTATCAAGTTCTTGATTTAATTGTAAAACACTTTCTTCCAATTGTTGTATTTTTAACAAGAGTTCACTTTCACCACTTTTGTCACTAATATATTCTATTTTTGTGACAATCTTTTCAACTTCTTTGATTACCTCAACCGGTACTTCCACCCGTATTTCACGGATTACCTCAATTTCTACCTGTTTTTCACTAACAATACCCGTTTTTAAGTCTTTTTCATCCCCATTAAGTGTTTTTTCCAATAATCCGTACTTCTCTATATTATATCCAGATTCAAAACATTTTTTAATGAAACCATCAACATCTTCAATTTTGTTTACATTACAATAAGATGTTATAGAATCTAAAAGTTTATTATTAAAAATTTTTGAGTACTTCGGTTCCATTTTCAATATCTTCAAAAGATTTTATTGAGAACTTCAAAAACGGTTTTGGGTTTTCAAGGTCTGTATATGTATATTCTTTAGTTCCGAAATCATAAGTTCCGAAACCGTGGTTTCTGATACTCTCCCCAATGTTCTGTTGAATTGGTGATCCAATCATATATCCTTTACCTGTTTTAAACTTAAATTCTTGTCTTTTATGAATATCCCCACATAATACAATGTCTAATCCGTTGAATTTCTCTACATCATAAGCTTCTTCACCAAAATCAAACCCCAAATCTGTTTTCATCCCTTGGATTGGTCCGTGAAATAAACCAACTTTAATTCCAGTTGCAACATTTAAATCTGGTGGAATATTTCCTTGGTATTGAGAATAAACACACCAACTAATATTATCATCTTCATAAACACCACGATCTTTGTAATAAACAATGTTTTTGTTATTTAATGAATCAATAATCGGAGATAAAGCGTCTAACCTATCAGTATTATTGGTTAAAAAGTCGTGGTTACCAGGAATGATAATTGTTTTTGCAATGTTTGCACATTCTGATAATACCCAACTAACCATATCAATAAGTTCTGGTGTTAACTGATTTTTTGAATGGACAAGGTCGCCAGTGAACACAATTCTATCTGGTTCAATTTCTTTCCATTGGTTGATGGCATCTTCCATTATTGATCTATAAAGGTCGTGGTCTTTAAATAATCTGATGTGAAGGTCAGAAAAGTGTATTAATTTTTTAATCATTACATTACAATTTTTGGTGGTTTACCTAACTCATCTTCGTCAGTGTTAAATAAAGGGACTGTTATCCTATTAAACGTCTTTGGTATTATAGTTACTGGATTTGGAAAAAATGTATCAATCTCTTTAACTTCCTGCATTTTTTCAACAATAGGTGATATATCAATATTCTTATCTTCCAATTTACCGATTAAATAACCTTCTAACCAAATATAAAATTCTTTATAACTTAACATACTTAATCCTCCTCAATACTAAAATCATATTCATCTTCGTCTTGGATTTTATCCCACTCCAATTCTTGATCTCCTCTGAAATCAACCTCTTCATAAAACTTTTCTTCATCTTCTTCAAAAAGTTTTGCTTCTTCATCTATTAACTCTACTGAATACTTACAAATCGTTTTGTAAGATTCAAACCATACTAATCTTTTTCCCATTTTTATTTAATTTAATTCACGATTATAAAGGTTTGCCAAGATTAATCTTGCAAACTTAAATTCTCTTACTATGTTTAATTTTAAACCATAAGTGTTTGCAATCACTTTAAGGTGTGGGTAGGCTTCACTTATTGTCATTTTTCCTATTTCCATATTAATCAAATAATTCAAATTCTTCATTCACAAAACCACAATTATTGCACATATACGTTGGGAATGGTACAATGGTGTCTTCGTGACTTCCGGTTAATAGTTTTGAAACTTTTTTTAAGAGTGTAACTTCCTTAAAATACTTTGAACCACATTCAGTACATTGAATTGTTTCTTGTTCTTTTAAATTGATCTTTGGTTTGATTATTTCGTCCATTTTATTTATTTTTTTAGTTTATTTAGCATTGGTTTTATATCCATATCAAGTATAGTATTTATTGTGGATTTATCAACTCTGTATTCCACATATTCTCGGTTTTCTGTGAGTCTTACTACAATACATCCTAATAGTTTTAAATTCTCGTATTTTGATCCTTCAAGCATTTTAAGGAGTAGTTTACCATACAATGGAAGTTGTGTCTTATAATGACCTAAAGCGTTGTTTGGTAAGTCCTGGAATGGTTGTAGCATTGGTTTTGTATACCATTGTTTTATGAAATTTTTTTCTTTATTCGTCTTGTAGTCGGTTATTATAAAACCAAATCCTGTTTTGTTCTTGTTTTCAATTAACCAACCAGTATCTCCCTGACCAGTATATCCTAATTCCGGGTGCCCCAAAACAATTTCGGTGTCAAGCAAATAAGCGCCTCTTTCTTTCATTTTTTCTAAAAAAAGTTTTCCGGCCGTAATCATCGCATCTCCTTTTGTTATTTGTGTTGCGTCACACTCATAAATTGGTTCTCTAATTGTTTTTTGATAATTAAACATATCCAACGAATATTTTTCAAGTAAGAAATGGACTCTACTCCCCATGTTTGTTGCATATTCACCAGACATTTTCCATTCATTCAATAACTTTTCTGTTTCGTCTGGATCCCCACCTGACATTTCAAAAGCCTTTTTTTCTGAAGGAAATTCATCGTAAAATAATTTCATCACCTTTGAAACTGATGGCCATTTATCTGTTAATTCCCCATCAAGATTTAACATTGTGTATTTATGACTATCCTCTTCAAAAGATAATTTAAACTCTTTTCGTCTTTGTGATAAGATATTTCTTATTTCTAATACCGTTTCTTCTATATTCATTAATCTCTTATTTCATAATAATATTCGTTTATTTGTCCCTTTAAATCGCAGACATCTCTATCATCTGGTAGTCTTACAATCTTAACCCTACCCCACAATTCACCACCGTTTAGTTCGTGATACAATCTTACAGCATTATTCCAAGCATCACCATCCAAACAAATTATAACATCACCTTTTGCGTTATTGTAGATTGTTTCAAAAAGAAGTTCTGACATATGTTTTCCAAGCATTACAACTGGGTTATCTAAAAACATTCCATCAAACGCTCCCTCAACAAGGTAAATGTCTTTATTCCAATCAATTAGATTTTCCCAAAAAATAATCTGTTCTTTTTCTGCTTCCGGATTTCTGTATTTTGCTCTACTGTTTGGGTCCCAGCTTCTACCAACATAATAGTTTAAATCACCTTTTGTGTTGTATGATGGTATAATAATTCTACCCATATGACTTCCTTTATCACAAAAACCAATTCCAAACCTTTCAATTATTTCATCGGTTATTCCACGATTTTTAAGATAGTTATAGGCTTGTTTTCTTACTGGATATATTGGGTGTGAATCTTTGAATAATGTAAAACTATCAGGGAGTACAACTTTTGATTTTTTTACTTTTACAACTTTTTCGGTTTCATCTGGTCTTAAAATATTATAAAGTTTTTTTAACTTTCTATTACCAAACTTATCAAAAAGTTTTCCAAGATTCCCGTGTGTTCCTTCACTATCACCACAAGCCCAACATTTATAAACACCATCAAAGTAATTTACTTCAAGGTTATGTTTATTTCTATCATCATCACATATAGGACAATTAAAAGAAATTTGACCACGATTAGGATAGTGTAATCCGTGGTCACCCAAAACCTCTTCTAATAATTCTACGATTGCTTCTTGTTCATCCATTCACTATAATATAAGTGAATTTTTTAACTTAATCAAATATTAATTTTTTTCCGTTTCTTTTTGATTCATATAAATCGGAAACGTTGATATAGTGTTTTAGAAATCTTTTTTCTTCAATTGAATTTGCATCAATTTTAATATTTTCATCTTTGTGTTCACACTTTGAAACCTGGATTGTGGACCAAATCCATAAATTTTCATATAACCAGGTATTAACCATATAATCATAATCCCAATTATTTTTTTCACACTCTTTATGAATATGTCTTCCAATTTCTACAGTACCAATTACGTGGTCACCAAGTTTTTCTCTTTTTTCAATAGATTTTTCGGTCCTAATTGCAAGACTAAGACCGCCTTGTGTTCCAATACCCATATAACCTAAGCCACGGTATGAATCAAGTTTTAAAT